CACACGAGCAGGGACCACCATTTCACCAAGTGAGATCTCTAAGTTGTATTCTTTCCAGCGGTCAACCCCGTTGTTACGATACCCGCCACGATCGACGGATACAACGACGGAATAACCCAGGTCACGGATAGCGTCTACCACTTCAAAGACTCCGGAATACGCCTCATCTTTCCAGACGTGAGAAGTTGTGCCAAGAGCAGCGATCGCGCTCATTACATCCTGCTTAATTTGTTTAGTTGTCATAACGTTTATAAGTTTAAGAGTTTAACCAGTTGTGGAGGGGCTTAATCGGCACCCTCATTATTTACAATACAAAGGTAGTATATTCTAACGACGTGGCCAAATGTTTTGGTTACTTTTTTCCGTTCAACCCTCATTTTTAACATTTCGGCTTGATTTTTGGGGCCAAAATGTTAAAAATTTTAACACTGAACTCGCCAAGTTGTTGGCTTTAGAAAACTCATCCCGCTGATTTATAGAACGATATGGAAGGGCGTTTTCCCTGCATCCTCAAAAAAACGGCCGAAATCAGGTGCCCAAACAAGCCCGCCCGAAGGGGTGCCGAGGGTGCCGCCTGGGGCGCTTGTTTTTTTTCATGATGCGACCTCGAAAAAATTTTTTTCAACATTTTCCAACCTCTTGATTTTTAGTACATTGCGCTAGAAAATCAAAGTAATCACAAAATCAAAGCAATGCAAAATTGTTGTAAAAACGAGTGTAAACAAGGGGCAAAACGAGCAAAATCTGTTTAGACTGATTCTAAACATAATCGTTAAATAAATTAACAAACTAGGCTAAAACGGAGGTAAACAGGTCTATTTTAGTGAACGCTAGTAAACAATTGTAAAAATATGTAAAAAGTGACGATAATTTTTAAGTTAAAATTTCGCGAATTGTTAAAAATGACGGAAAATGGCCAAAGTGACGAAAATTATCGTCACTAAAAACGTTTCGTCACTCAGATTGTCACTCGCTAAGTTGTTGATTTTTAGATAGTTTGACTATTCTAGTGACGAAGTGACGCAAAAAGTTATAAAAACTCTATCACATGCGCACACACACGCCCACACACACGCACCTGGTACACTTTTCGGAAAATTGAAAAATTATCGTCACTCGAACAGGGTAAATTTGTGTAAATCAGCGTTTTAACGAGTGACGATCTTGATTTTTAAAATCGTCACTCGGTCAATTATCGTCACTTTGGAGGGAAAAATCGTCACTTTGGAGACTCTTTGGAGGCTTGGAAGGGCCGAAAATCGCCTAAAAACGGCGTTTTTTGATAAGTATAGTTAGCAAAATCGGTGATTATTCGTGATTTTGAGTGAAGAAAATCGTCACTTGAGGTGAAAAATCGTCACTCACCCAAGCCAGGGAAGAAGCTAGCACAGGTTGGGATAAAGTCGTGACCGAATGTGGCTAAAGCTAGCGCCGGAATACTCAACCTTGGGAAATATACACGAAATTTCAGCGAAAAACGTTTGCAACTTCGGCGCTAGGTCGGAAGGTTCTCCTTGGACTAGGCCAACGGCCTTGGATTGTGTGCTTGCCTCTGGGTAGGTATAGACGTTTGCTTTGGGTAGACCTTCGGCAACTCTTCCTTGACCTATAAAAAATGTGGTGGCGGGGCCGGCCGCTGGGGGGGGCGGGGGCGGCGAGCGGAGCAAGCAAAAAAACGTCTGTAAATAAATTTTAGAAAAAAAAGTTTACGAAGTCTTGCATCGTGAGAAAAACTAGTTATCTTTGCGGCGTTACTTCAAACGTTGCGGGTGGAAAACACTCCGGCTGTTGTCGGGAAACCAGAAAGTCTGCTGGGAAACCAGAAAGTTGTCGGCGCAACCTTGGGCCATCCGCTGTTACATAAGCAATATAATATACACGTGCGTGCGTAAAGAGCAACTAAGCGGTGCCTGTCTCGCAGGCTAGGCAGCTAGCAAGAGCTAGGCAGCTAGCAAGTTCGGGTTTCTACCATGACCCAATTTGTTCTGAGCGCCGCCGCACACTAACCCCAAAACAATTACCAATGATTAAGAAAATGCGCTTTTGTCAGGATTTGACCAAAAAGCTAATTACGGGTGAAAAAACGAGAGTAATCTTGCCAGCTCCCAATCTTGATTCCTTGGACGGATTCAGAATGTGCCAGACTTCGGCGGATGGCAGGAACGAGGAAGTTTCGAAAGGCGAGGCGGGCAATGCTCGCGCCTACGGCCACATCGTGCTTGATAACCGTGTGTATGTCGTGGACAAGTATCACAACGCCATCGGGTTCAAGCTCCTTCCGATTCCGCTTGGAGTTGAGGTGGCTGTGGCCCGATCACTGAGCGAGTATTACGCCGACGGCAAGATTCAGACCGTGGACAAGGACGACTTTGCGTGGAGAAACAGAATGGCCGTGAATGTAAACGAGCTAAAGGAGTCGTTTATTGCGACCAGTGTAAGCATCAAGCGACTTTCGGACGTGGACTATGAAGAATGGAGGGACAACGGGTACCAGGATGCTAGCGATGCTAGTGCGGGCGATGGCGATGCTAGTGCGGGCGCCGGCGGAGAAGAAGGCAGTGCGGGTGCCTCGGATACCGGTTGGGCCATGAAGAAACAAGGCGGGAAGAACGTCTTTACCTTTGGAGATGTCCGACCCATGCCAGGAGCGATTGAGAGATTCAAGAAAGACAACAAGTTGGGCAGTCTGCCTGAGTACGTCTATGTTTTTAATGTTAGGATGCAGCGCGTTTAGCGGCGAGCGTAAGGAGACTACAAGAAGACTACAAGAAAACCACAAGAAGACTACAAGGACAGGTTTAATCTAGTACAAGTATGATAGGAGCAGAAACAATAGAGTACCTTTGTCAGTACCTCTATGAGAATATAATGCCTAGTATGCCCAACTACAACAGTCCTGACGCTGTGCCATACGGCGTTGGCGATACTAGAGTGCAAAAAGACAAGGAAGCGCAGCTCTGCGATTACTTTGAGCGATTTGTCTATCAGACACACAGCGGGATATTCCAGCTCAGCAAGAGCGGGGTATTACACGTGTTCAACGGCAAATACTATGAGAAGGTCACAAAGAAAACTTTCTTGCAGGAGTTAATCAAGAACGCCCTGCGCAAGATGGACGTGGGTATTGTCTACCAGAAGCTAAGCAATAAGTTTATTGCTAGTGAGTGCTTATCTGGTATGGAGAACGACCCAAAATCAACGTTCTCGCCGAACAGAAGATATATCGTGTTCAACAACGGCGTGCTTGATTTGAAAGAAAAGAAACTGAAAGAGTTTAGTATCAAGTTTCAGACAGATATAGTCCTCGACTTCGACTACAACCCAGACGCTAGTATGCAGCTATGGGACGAGAAAGTTGTTGAGATCATCCCGAACAACGAGATGCGCTTAGCTTTTCAGATGTTTTGTGGGGCACTACTTATCAACCGAGACGAAATCAAGATTGAGTATATGTGCTTTCTTTTAGGCCCTGGTAGTAACGGTAAGAGCGTTATTGCCAAAGCCATCAGCGGCGTCTTTGGCTCGGAGTTGTTTACCAAGTTTAGTCCTAAGCAGCTGTTTAAAAACGGCGATGCGATGTACAACCTTGCTGAGCTAGACGGAAAACTAGCGAACTTCACGGACGACCTTAAAAACGAGGACTTTTCGGGAGGTGACTTCAAGAGTTTCGTGTCCGGCGAAGAATTTCAAGCCCGCCACCCATACGGAACGTGTGTCTTTAAGGTCAAAGCTCCAATGATGCTTTGTTGTGCCAACGAGATGCCACCGACGACGGATGATTCCTGGGGACATCATAGACGAATCTTGCCGATTTATAGCACCAAGCGTCAGTTTGGAGATAAAGACAAAGACCCGATGTTGTCATACAAGCTCGGAACGACCGAGGCAAGACAAGCCATCTTCAATTGGATATACCAAGGTTATCTTGAAGTCTTGAAGAATGACGGCAATATCAAGCTCGGACAGGAAGTTATCGACGCTCAGTTAGAGCTGCGTGACGATAGTAACTCGGCCCGTCGTTGGCTGCGTGACTTCGGTTATATCCGTGTCACGCCCGAGGACACGGCAAGCACAAAAGATTCCCGCTGGAAGTCGCTCACCAAGTGGCGCGAGGAATACGAGAAATACTGCACAGAAAACGGCTACAAGTCTGTTGGTTCGAAATCTTTGGGCAAGCTGTTCAGGGAGAAGGAGTTTGCCGAAGAGCACCGGAATACGGGCGCATGGTTCTGCATTGGTGAGGCAGAGCACTACGATGAGCTGTACGATGGAAACGGCGAACATAATGCTCATGATTTGCCGTTCTAAAAACAAGTACGGGAAAAGAGGCAAGAGAAATAAAAGAGATAAGAGAAAAGATATGGAAACAAACAAGCTTTACTTCGGTGATTGTTTGCCGATACTAAGACGACTAAGGGCCGAGATGCAAACCAGCGGGTATGAAAAAGGTATCTGCGTAGTTACCGACCCGCCGTTTAATATTGGGTATCACTACAAGTCGTATCGCGACAAGATGCGCGAGGCGGAGTATTACAAGTGGCTTTCGGAAATAGTCGGTGATTGTTGCGCGGTTGTACACTATCCAGAGAGTATGTACAGATTGGCCATCGAGAAAGGCGTTCCCCCAGACAGAGTTGTTTCGTGGGTATATAACTCGAATACTCCTAGGCAGCACAGAGATATTGCCTTTTGGGGTGTCAAGCCAGACTTTAGTAAAGTCATACAGCCATACAAGAACTTAACCGACAAGCGAATACAAGCGCGCATTGCACAAGGCATTGGGGGGGGCGAATGTATGATTGGATTAACGTGAATCAGGTAAAGAACGTTAGCAAGCGCAAGTCAGGAAATGCCCATCCGTGCCAGATGCCGCTGGAAGTCATGAAAAAGATTGTCGGGATAATACCAGAGGATTATGTGATTGTTGACCCGTTTATGGGTAGCGGAACGACAATACTAGCGGCGATAGCTTGCGGAAGGGAATATATTGGCATTGAGCTTGACGAAGATTATTATAGATACGCTGTTGAGCAAACCTCCATTTTACTTTGACTAGGATAAGCAAACAAAGAAAAGAAGTATGAAAAAGACAAAAGCAATATACGCGAACATCTATTGGGACGACGTTATTAGGCGCATCCCTGACATTATGGGCCTAGACCTCACGTGGCGTAACAATACATGGGTAGGCAAGTATTATATCAATCGTGAGCCGCACACATACAGAAAAAACAAGCTCACGGTAAAGCTCTACGGAGGGAACATCTACGTTTTTGAGCAAGGTGGCCCACACATGAGCATTGTAGATTGGCTCATTCAGTTTGGAGGAGCGGCCAACGAGTATGCGGCGATAAGCATACTGAAACGAGGCTGTGGCTGTACCTATGTTATGCCAGGCGAATCACAGCAAGCACTAAAGCCAGTTCGGTACGTGACTAGGCCCGATTACGAGTTGTATTTTCAGAACGACAGAAACCGATGCCCATTATACGTTTGGATGGAGCGTTTCTTTGGTCGTTCCCGTGTTGTACAAGTTTGGAATAAATACGGCGTTACTAGCGACTTTAAGGGAAACGTTGTCTTTTGGTATTTTGACACAGAGGGGAGAATATGTTATGACAAGGTGATGAAGTACGGGTATGATGGGCACAGAGACCACAACTTTGGTGGCAGCCGGCAGTACAAGACGGGTGAGGGATATACGGCTAGACCATTCTACGGAAGTAACCTGATCCCGAAGAGCGAAGAAGAGGCGAACAAAAACAAGCTTTATTTGGTTGAATCCGAAAAAACTGCGCTCATCTGCGCAATAGTATTCCCAGAGTACACATGGCTATCTTGCGGTGGAAAGTCAAACCTTAAAGACCTCGACAAGAAGTTTGTCTTGTTCCCTGACATGGACGCCATTGACGATTGGGATAAGAATAAGCACGAGGCTAGAATCTGCGATTGGTGGGCAGGAGAGGACGTTGGCAGCAAAGACGATATAGCGGATTTGATTGTCAGAAAGATAACCAACCGAGAATCGTTTGACGGGCTTAAACGTGCGCTTGCGGAAATGCGGACGCCGACCAAACTACCACATGAGGAAGATAGTAACCTAATCGGGTGATAGAAGAAATCAAGGAGATAGTAAAAATTTCGCCAAAAATTTTTCTTTATAACAACAATCTGTTATCTTTGCGAAAAATTAAGTCAAATACAAGCTTAATATTATGGAAAACGAAAAAGAGAGACAAGATGCGGCTCAGCCGCAGGAGGCGCAAAGTGCGGGTGCTCAGGACGCTAGCAAGCCGAAAAGCCTGCTTGACATCATCAAGCGCAAACTTTCAAGCACATGGAAACGTGTTGTTTGGTGGTACATCGTTCACTTTATGAATAGTAAGGTGAAAGAATTGCAGACAGGTGGTTTCACGTTTGTATTTCGAAAGTACACCGTGACAATCAAGACCGACAACGATTTTTGGTCTATCAAGTTCAGATCCGACTTCATTGCCTCGCCGATGCTGTTCTACATCGCAGAGAAAAACGACCTGAATGGCTTGTTTGGGTACGCGGTAAAACTTTACGAGATTTCCAACTTCATGTGTCGTGACCAAGGTTTCTTGGACGGACTAGACCGAGAGCTAAACAAGTACGTTAAACGCTTGTCTAAAAAAGCCGAAACAGTTGCCAGCCAGGTCAGCCCAGAACAAGAAGAAGGTGACGCGGCCCTGATGCGTGATGCTGCCAAGTACAACAAGAATGACAAGCGCAAGCGCGCACAGGACAGAGAGGTCATGCGTGAGGTTGTTTCCGAGTTTAAGGGCAAGACTGCAAAGGAAGAATAAAATCGCAAAACATAGGAGAAAAGAGGATGCTTAAATTCAAGTACGGAGAAACCGCGCTCGTTAAAACTAGCGGAGAGATTGGAACAATCATCGGCAAGACCGGCAACGGCTTATTTTGCTTAATGACGCCGCATCGAATCCTTCACGTGTTGGCCGATAATCTTGACGACCCGAGAGATTCGGATTTGCAGAAGGAGGCCCGTCGTGCTCGTTGCGGCACTCCAGAGGCAACAGAGGAAGGGAAGCCGTTTGCCGTGACGAATCACGAGTATCTTGTACTTCGCGACAAGCTAGCGGCAGAGTTGTTCTTGAAACGCAATAAAGACATCGAAAGCGCTGCACAAAGTGTTGACGAAATCGCAGAGAAGTGTGCAACAATGGCAGACACGCTTGTTCGCCATATTTATAAACGTAAAATTGTTATTCCAGTAAATGAATCCGGAGTTTTCGAAAGCCGTTAATTTCAAGGAGCTGGCAAAAATCTCAAACGAAGAGTTATTATCCACACATAACGCCATTGCCGACGAGTACGCTAACAGACTATGTAAGATGTACGGGTTTGACAGGCGTTATTGTTGGTGGGTAAGTGACAGCTACGGTGGTGTGTTCATCATTAACGATATTGAGTATTCAATCGGGTACGAAGATATTGTAATGCTTGTTGACCGCGCCGTTGACTTCGCAACGTTTAATGATTGGTTCCAGTACAACCTTGACCACATGAGCAAGGCAATCAATCTGCAATCGTGGCTATCTGGCCTACGTCCTAGCGAGGAAGATAGAGCAGCCAAGGATGCAGACGTAATTACAAGCCAAGAAATTATTGATTTGTTCAGCTCATGGGCCAAGGAAGGTATTGTATGCTCATCTTCAAAGAAAGGTAAAGACAGCAAGCAGATTCAGAGCGAGTTTAATCGTGGTGAATGTGCGCTGACCATCATTGAAGGTTTAATAGTATTCACGCCTGATAAAGAAAAGCAAGACAAGATATGCAAGACAATCAACTCGTTGGTGCATCTTCACAGAGTTGGAAAGTTGCTTGATTTTCAGGTATTCAAAGGAGTAAAATCTAAGTACGATGTGAACAAGAAGGTCAAGGCCGGAGAGTTCTTTCGCTTTGACGGATTTGGCGGGAACATCGTGCTGTATATTCATTAAGCCATGTACCCTGATGTTCCGTTGATAACCAAGCATGAGGCCACCTGCATCTTGTGGACGTTCGATCACTTCTACAAGCTAGGAGTATTTGACGCGCAAGACGAGCGTGACGAGTATTTGTGCTCCGAGCACGCAAACAAGACGCTTGTGCCAGGCACCTTTGGCCGAGTACGCGACTACAAACCCGTTGGCGGTTCCGAGTGGATTCTTGCAATCGCTTACGAGCTTCGCGGCACCCATGTGTTGCAAACCATACGCAGGTTCATGGATAGGATAACCCGTAGCAACTTCTATTGGTGCTTTTTGCCTATTGTTCAAGACTTCTATAACAAGGGCATGAAGGACTTCTACGAGAATCCTAGGTACAACGAGATAGAAACTTTCATGTCACAGCCGTATCTTCATTGGGGAAAAATCTACAAGAAATATACCCGTGACGAGATGATTGAAGATATGCAAAGTTTCTGTTTCTCGCGAACGGATAGCGACAAGGAGAACGTGAACAAAAGCTCCAAGACCGCGAGCCGGTATAATCTGTTTCAGAAAACTGTTTACTTTGCTTACAAGGGAAACAAGCGATGGATAGAGAATCTGAAATGACCGGGAAGAAACCTGTGCTAACAAGCAAAAACCCGCCCATAAAGATAAGCCATCTCCCAGTCGGTACGGACAAGCCGAATTTGTTGTTACTACCCGTTGGGATGTATTACAACAAGGCGCTTGATGCGGCCCGACCAGGAGATGTAATCCAGTTCTGGAACGGAGAAAAACACGTGATTACGCATATTGGGCGCGTTCCGCTTGCTGTTCCTATTGCAGGTTTCCTAGCAAAGTACATCTACAACACGTCCGTTGATATTATCAAGCAGCATTGGATAGCCGAGGCGCTTAGAAACGGATTCACAAAACGAGCCATAAGAGACGACTACTGCATAATCGTTGCCTATGAAAGAGACAAAGTATAACTATGAAAGAGGCAAAGTATAAGGTCGAGAGCGACCGACTAAATTTGAAATACCAAAAGATTGCACTATTACCATTGGAGACCATTGGCGTCACGGGCGCGGATGATGTATATCTCCTGTCTGATGGGAACAGAGTGAAGTTCGAGTATCTCACTATTTGGGACAATACCACACAAGTTTTCAACGAGGAGATTAGCCGAGTATCAAACGCCCTCTACGGAGTTAACTATGATGCGCTTTGCGAAATATGGGCCGCTAGAGTCACCCTGGAGAGCCACGTTTGGTGCAAGGTGAGGATGAAGATTGTGTAATGCAAACATATACTAAAAACATACAAACAGTATGCAGTTAAGACCATACCAAGAGAACGCTGTAAACGAGATTCAGACGGCCCTAGCACAGTATCGGAGGGTTCTTTTTTGTGCGCCTACGGGCAGTGGTAAGACGGTCGTATTCAGTAACATAGCCATGCGCAGTCAAAGATTCGACCGCAAGGTGCTTATTTTATCTGACCGAACGGAGATTTTGACGCAGAACGGAGGTGCGATGGAGGCCATTGGTCTGAGCGTTGACTACATCAGCCCCAAGCACACGAGCATCCCGAAAAACAACGTCGTGTGCTGCATGGCGCAAACTCTTCGCCGGCGTGTTGAGAAACCCGAGTGGAGAGAATATTTGAAAGCCGTTGAGATTTGTATTATTGACGAGTGCCATGTTCAAACGTCCGACTTCGTTCACGCATATCTATCGCAAACTTGTTTTGTTTTGGGTTGCACAGCTACCCCGCAGCGACAAGGCCATCAGGAACAGCTAGGAAAGTTTTACGGAGCTATGGTCATAAGCATTTCCGTAAAAGACTTAATCAAGCAGGGGTATCTGTCAGAATGTCACCATTACTCTGTTGTAGCACCCAGTCTTGACGGGGTAAACATTGACAGCGGAACTGGAGATTACAACCGCAAGCAGCTCGCAGCTAGATTTGAAAACAAGCAGGTGTACACGGGTATCATTGACGAGTATGTGCGTATCACTCCAGGAAAGAAGGCCATCTGTTTTTGTGTAAGTTCCAAGCAGGCCATCGAGATGACCGAAGAACTAAACAAGCGAGGAATCTTGGCTAAGTATGTTCTTTCGGGCAGCTTTGACAGTGACGAGACGTACAGCGGCAAGCGCAGCGAGGTAGTTGATGAGTTTGCAAAAGGAAAGTTTACTGTCTTAGTCAACGTTGGTGTGGCTGTCGCTGGTTTCGACCAGAAAGACGTTGAGGTGGTTATACTTAATTACAGCACAGTTAGCCTAAGCAAGTATCTCCAGTCCATCGGACGCGGCAGCCGAGTCACCGGAACGAAACACGAGTTTTGGGTGTTGGACGCCGGAAGAAACCACGCTCGTTTTGGAATGTACGATAAAGACCGAGAATGGTCGCTTTGGCACGATGTTCATACAAGTACCGGTATGCAGCAGACAAAACTTTGCGACCCAAAGGAAAAAGGTGAGAATGGATATTATGGATGCGGCGCGATGATTCCGTCAACGTGTAAGGTCTGTCCTTGTTGTGGAAAAATATTCCCGACTGAGAAGTTTATCTATGAATGCCATCTGGAAGAAGTCAAAGAAGAATCTGAGGACAATACGCTTGAAAAGTTCGTAGCTGAGAAACGTCTTGAAGGTTGGAAGATGTCTCGCATCTTAGTGCAGGTGTGCCTATCCAACGCAGGCATGGAACATAAAGCTTTCAGTGAGGCATATAAGATTCTGTCTCCGGGTAAGACCGACCGCGAGGCCAACGCTTATTGGTATCAGTTCAAGAAAACCATTTGGGACAAGATACGCAGCAGGCAGCCGTCGAAGGTACAGGCTGTATAGAATACGAAAAAACCGCGAAATACGAGCAAGGCGATAAAACACGAGTAAGCACTCGTGAGCAACAAAATCAACAAAGGCGGCTTTCACAAGCCACCTTTGTATAATAACTCTTATCTTATGTTATGACTGGAAATTATTTAAATCCGTTGCAAAGATAAGGGATATTTGCTACGAAAGCAAATATTTTTTCCAAAAAGTTTTTAATACGGAAAAATTTGTTTTATATTTGCGGTATGATAATTGAAACGCCACCTCAGAAGGTGAGAAAATATACTCATGGAAACCCAGAGGCACAGATTCAGATGTCAACTGTTCTTTGGCTATGGAATACGCATCCTGAAACACGGCATTTGTACTTCGCGGTTCAGAACGAGCTAAGCACCTCAAACAGGTTGTCCAAGCAGGATCAACTCAGAGAGGGCGCAAGGCGCAGAGCTATGGGTGTTGTTTCTGGAGTATCGGACGCAATACTATTCTTACCGAGAGGAGGCTATCACGCCGCCTGCATCGAGTTTAAGACGAGCGTTGGCCGGCAGTCTGAGGCGCAGAAAGAATGGCAGCAGCTAGTTACCAAACAAGGTTATCTTTACGTTGTTATTCGCAGCCTAGAGGAGTTTCAAGACTTCATAAATAAGTATCTAAGTAATCAATATGGCAGAGAGTTTAATCCCGCTCAGCATACCGGGAAAGAAGTTTGACCTATCGCCGAACGAAGTAAAGTGCTTAGTTTGGTTTGTCATAAGCGGGTGCAACAGAGACGAAGCGTACAAGCTCTTTGTTCATCCCGAGATGATGCCAAAGGTACTTAGCCAATACAGCAGTCAGTTCTTTGCGATTGCAGAGGCGAGAGATTTTATCACGCAATATAAGCAGTACATAAAAGATTTCCTCGGACGCAAGCAAGACGGCGCAAGCAAAGTGAACTCTGACGAGAAAATCAAGCGCTCGGCCAGTACGCTTAAAAACAAGGTGGCCGATGTTATTGACGATGCAGAGACGCTTGAACAAGTCGACACAGCTGTAAAACTCGCAGACAAGATGGGTATCTTGGAAGATACGGAAGAGGTGGCAGTTGCACCACAGCGTTATCTACCTGAGACCTGCCGCGGATGCAGATACAAGGCGTTTGTCGAGGAGAATATAAAGAAAGGAAACATCACCGATGACGATGATGATTGACTATAACTACAACAAGTTACGAAAATGGAGATTACAGGAAAAGTAGTACAAATCCTGCCTATCGAGCAGGGAGTAAGCAAAGCGACGGGCGCACCGTGGCAGAAAGCAACAGTTATCGTAGAGTACCAGGATGGTACGTATTTGCGAAAGGTTGCGTTGTCGAACATGAAGAAGGCCACCGAGCTTTCTCAGTTGAAGCTCAACGGAGATTACACGTTCAGTGTGACGCCCGAAAGCCGCGAAAGCAATGGCAGATGGTTTACCAGTTTGAACACGTGGCTTTGGAAAGAAGTTGCGATGCAGGGTGCTCAGCCGCAGCAGTATGCAGCGCCCGCGCAGCAGCCATATCAGGTGCCCGCGCAGCAACAGTACGCTCAGCCGCAGCAGCGTTATCAAGCGCCGCCTGCCGCACAAGATGGTTCAGAATTGCCATTTTAAACACAGTAGTTGTTTTTAAGAAAAGTTTGTGTTATTCATAGTGAATTTGTGTTATTACGGATGTGTTTTTTCACTTTCATTGGTTAAGGTTTAAAGGACATTATTATTCGTGTGTATTTCACAAGAAGCGCCGGAGCAGTGATTGCCCCGGCGCTTCGCTTGTTTTTAAATCTGTACTAGTTGGTTTCTCTAGCTGTTAGCAATGTTGGCTCGATTCATGTTGTTGTCTTGTTTCCGTCCAGTCTGAGCTTGCGTTCCTTTGCTTTCGCTTCCGCCGCTCGTTCCGCCATTTCCACCATCGCTAGAGCCATTCTTGTCGACAACAACGTCATCCGCGACGTCCGTCAGCCCGAAGTCTTTCTGAGCTTGGGCCTTGGCTTTAAGCGGAACGTATGTGCTACGGAACAAATCAAGTTCTTTCTCTTGGTTGACAATCTTCGAATCATTGATGTACTGCAAGTCGATGTAGTTGCGAGCGTTCTCTTGCGAAAGTATTCCTGCATATACGAGCTTGCAAGTGTTCTCGATTTCCTCGGACGTGTTGTTTGGAATCCAAAAATCAGGAGCGATGGAAACGCGAAGCTTTGAGAACTTAGTCGGCTCACCTTCTACCTGGCCAACCAACTCCTTAAACACGTTCATCATGTGTTTAAGCGGCTTAAAGAAGTACGGCCACATAAGTTGACAATATTGCAACTCGGGCGTAAACAGAATCTTGATAGTTGTTGAGCTGTCAGCACCGGACTTCAAGATTTCCGGCTCGATGTAGACGCTCATCATCGCATTCTTAATCTCGTTCCATTTAGTATCGAGGTTGAGCTGCGCGATATTGCTAGCGTCTGCCGGCTTGATGTACTCTGCCGTTGACGCTTTGAGGTTGTCTGCTGAGCCTTTGACGCCGTATGTTCTACGTCCGTACTTACTCTTAGGCGGGAGTGACACAATCTTCTCGGCCTTGATTAAGAAGTCGGGGAACGCATCCTCCTTGTATTCCTCAGCAACAAGCGATTCAGCTTTCTCGTATGATTCGATGTTGAGCTGAGAATCACCGCTGCGAAGGTCGGGCAGACGGAAATACGTACACGGGTTAACGTGGTCGGGTGTAGACGTTGCTGCATCTGCGACACATACAAACCCATCTTCGGATTTTGTACCAACTGCGGACAGTCCGCTTGCTTTGTTAAACCATCCCTTAACTGCGTCCCACCATTTCTGATCGTCCTCTACGTATGCCACCCAAGTCTGTACTCGCTTGCAAGTGAACACGTCGATGGCAATCTTTCCGTTGATGGTGTATCTGCGCTTGTAAACCGGGTCGTTGTTCTCGTCCACCGACTTAAAAATCAAGTCACCATTCAAGTACGAGAAAACCTTGTACTCGATGTCCTGATTATTGTTCGTCTTGTACTGATAGATAAGCGCCTCGCAGGTGTACGCTAGTGACGTACAAATCTCCGTGAACGCTGTGGTGTTGATTCCGACTGAATCCTTCCATGAGCAAAGTTTCTCGAAAGCGTCTGTTTCGCTCTTTGTCTCGTTTGACACTGCAAAACCTTTGCCGCTCATGTGTGAGATGAACGTGTTTGCTCCTCGAATCTGAATGCCAGCCGTGGTGACTTCCACATCGTCGAAGTGGTCAATCATCCAGCGCTTCTTTGTCGGGTCGTCAGGGTCGGTCTTTTGCTCCCATACGGGGCTTGAAGATTGCATATCGCTCATCTGTTTGTGGGCCGACTGACGAATTTCTCTAAGAAAATCTTCCTCCGTGAGGTAGATTTCGCCCGGTTCAGCTTGGCCAGTAGGGTACGTGTAGAAGTTAGCGATGCGCGAAACTCGTGGCTCACGGTCTCTGTACCCATCGTGAACTCTGCGCACCCAATACGGTTTCTTTAAATCCTCTGTGATGTTCATTGCTCTTGTTTTTGTTAGTTGTTAATGTTATCTGATATGGTTGTTAATTGTTATCATTCAAAGAATGTCGTATCATAATTGCTAGAATAGAAGTCGTCGTAAGCATCTTCTCTCACGTCTGGCGCGGCTTGTTTTCTCGGCCTGGCGTCTAGGTCGAACACAGCGCGTAGCCCAATCGTTGTCATAATATCTGGCGAGAAGTGAAACTTTTCCTTGAACTCGTCTGTGCTACGATAGTACGTTTTCTTGTTTTTAGTTGTCTTGTTGAACAGCGCCATCTCGTCAAAAAGTACGTCTATAAATCTGCGGGTTTCTCCTTTGCGCCCGTACATAAATCTCGTGTCCTGGGGTATCGCGCACGAAAGCGTTCCGCTTTTCATTAGCACCTCCGTTTTCCCGAGCAGCTGTGAGCGAAGGTTGAAAAACTCGTCCAGTGTCACGGGATTTCCGAACTGATCATACTCTTGCATCACGCGCTTGTTCCATGTAATAGGCACGCCGTCAGTAAGTCCTTGCATCCAGTAACCGTGTCCAGTCGCATCGTATGCGAAGTTGCTGATTGGAACATCGTATTTTTCAAGCGTGCGTTTAATCCACCCAGACATCTCTGTTGGCTCCCCGCTAAAAAACTCGACAGCAATCATTTGGTGTCCTTTCCAAATAATCATCGGCGATTTATCGTTCTCTGCCTTACCCGATGAAACGTCCATCGTGGCGTACATTGTCTCGTCCTCGTCTACGGGATTTTCCCACAAATTTAGAATCATTCTACGCGACAAAGAGTTTTCTTCGCTCTCGATTGGGCCAAAATAAGCCTCGCCGACTACGGCGCGCTGTGTAGCACCTACGGCGTGCAAGTTGGCGACTGACTGACCTCCCGTTGCATGAACAAGCTCTCGATTGTCGGATGCGGTACCCGTGAATACCGTAAAGGACTTTACATAGTCGTATCTGGTAATGCCGGCGGCAATGTCCTCCGGCTTGTCTCGCAGTCCAGCAGCTTGAACAACTTCCTCGCGTGAATCTCCCCATATAATTCCATGCGGGTCGTCTCCTTTCACGTAGAAGTAACGTATCTTGCCCATCATACCCGGTTTGAGGTGCCATGTGTCAAGGTCGATGTAGCCGGCGTCAATAAGCATATCATTCGTCCAATGTCCGTAGAGCGGGTTGAACGATAGAATCATCTGAGGTGGCATACCTGAGTTATCGCGGTTGCGCATAAACCAAAACGTAAACATCTTGAACTCCTCCATTTCCGTTGCCTCGTCGACCATAATCAGTGACGACTGTTGTTTCTTAGCGTAGTCTTGGAACAACTTCCATTCGGCAGGGTTTCGGACGTTGAAGTTAGAGTGAATGAGCTGCAAGTTGCTATTCCATTGCGGATATGAGAACGTTGGAACGCCTGACGATGAGTAATCGCAGTTTGAGAAATTTCCAAGCACTGTTACGCCATCTCGGAAAATTGATGAACCCTTCTGCGAATCGACGGCTCGGACGGAGATAATGCGTGAAGTAAACCCAAACTTATCAATGCCTCCTAGAGCTTTCAGATACATGGAGAACGTCTTTCCTGCTGTACCTTGGCCGCACATGAATATCAAATTGCAGTCCGATGCACATACAGCCTCCTGCATACCTGGTTGTGGTATGAAGTCTATCCCCTTTCTGAGCTTAAAATCACCTACCTTCGTCCAACCCTCGTCTTTTGCTGTTGGAAGCTTTCGAGTTACCTTTGGATATAAGTCAGGGAATTTTATGCGATTATTTATCAATCTAAGCGGCATTTCTCACGATATTTATATTATTTGTGTGCGATTCTTGCTTGAATTGCACGATTTTTAGGCCATTTGCCCTCCATTTTGGTACAAAAGTAAACATTTTATTTGGAACGTAAATAAATATACCGTATTTTTGTGGCAACAAGCAGAAATATGAGCGTGATTACAAAACGAGTTTATTGCTCTGAATGTGAAAAGCGCGGGCACAAGCCAAGGTTATTGTGTATCACCGAAAAGGTTGAGGGCAGTTTTAAGGTTTGGTGCCGCTCATGTTCAAGAGAAATACGGGTGGAAGTCCATAACGGCAACGTTATCACTAGCCCCGCAGAAACAAGCAGATAAGAATTTCTTCTCATTCACAGAGTAGTTTCATGATATACAGAAATTAAGCTAGTTAAGTCTTGAATCTAATACTTTGAAAAACACTTTTAGACAAGACTTATATGTTTGAGAGAAACATATACGGAATATAGGAAAGCACTTCTTTTCTACTTATCCATATATAGGCCAACGAGCCATTCGCGGTATACATCGCGGGTGGCTCGTTGTGTTTTTTTAGTCGCGCAACATAACACTAAAATAAATCTAAGCTATGAAGCAAAAAATCATGGAAGCACTGCGACAGGAGTACAAGGGACGACTGGAGCTTAGTGAAGAGGCGTTGGAAGGTGTCGCCACTTTCGGAACAACTTACGTTACAAATGATGAAGGGATTGGCAACTTTGTAAAAGGGGCAGAACCGCTTCTCAAAGCATTTCAGAGTAAGTCAGACAAACTGAGAACGGAGTATTCGGCTCGCATCAAGGAGCAGGAAGCGAAGATCAAGGAATTGGAGGACAATGCTGGAAAGCGCAAAGATGGAGAACCGCAGCCTCCCACACCCGGCAAGCAGGAACCTGCTCCTCAGCCCAATTTGCAGGAGTTGATTGCAGCCGCGGTAAAACAAGCAGTCGAACCGCTCACAACGCAAATCAATGCGTTCAAGGAGGAAAAGACAGCGAAGGAGGCTCTGACGCTTGCTCAGACGAAATTCAAGGAGAATGGCTACGTACAGAAGTACACGGAACAGGCCGATGATGCTTGGGAGCGTACAATGGAAATTTACGAGCTTGGAGGAAACAAAATGTCATCCGAAGAGATTGTAAACAAAGCTATGGGGTACTTCGACAAGGCCGTTGCCAAGAAGGGAATCGACACAAGCAAGCCCATCGAAAACACTGGTAATCAGAAAACAGACGATTTTGACGTTGAGGAAATCAAGCGCATTTATCAGGCGTCAGGCCGTCTGCCGAAAGAGGACAAAAACTAACTAAAACCTAATTAACTATGGCGAATCAAGGTAATTCATTTGGAGTAAAGGAATACCCCGTCGTAGGTGCGGAGCGCATTAACATTTGGGACAGAACGGAGGAGTTTTTCCCCGGCGGTGCTGTTCTGAAAGTTAGCGAGACATACACCGAAGGTACGGTCATTCCCGCTGGTACTCCCATCAGTGTAGATGTGCCTGGTGGCGAAGCTACACTGAACGATTCTGCCCCGCTCGGCCTGACCTATCAGGACGTAGTTATGGGCACGCAGGCTTGTTCTTTGACGATTGTCATGAGAGGAACTTTGCTTGAATCTCGAATTAAGCCGACCATTACTTCTACGCAGAAGAAGGCTCTGGCAGGTCGAATCATTTTTGTAAAGGAGGTGTAACGTATGGATGCAAATTTTCTTCTGTCTGGATTAGACAACATTGCTCGGGAGTTGAACTTGGATTCAACCTCGAAGCTTACCGCCTATTACGAGACTGCACTTGCAGGACGTGAAACTCTCGACTTGAACATTGAAGGCTTTAACCGTGGCGAGATTCAGTTGGATTCCAACGTCGAGTTTGCAGAGATTAGCGACTACCTCCGTGGTATGGCTACCTATGTAGACAGCGAATCAGAACCGCTTGCTCGTGGTAAGCAGGTAGAACTCACGAAGCTCTCACAGAGCATCCCGACGCAGCGTCGCAAGATTGTGCGCGGCAAGACGGATTACAAGCGCGAGTTGCTTGCTGCAAATAAAGCCGCAACAATGGGCCAGCTCACGGGGCAGTCTCCTTATAAGAGCGTCCGCGAGTACTTGTTTAACAATCTGTTTGACACGTTGAAGGAGATTCCTGATTCTCACAACGCATCGCTTTCTTATCAGGTAGGTCAGATGAAGTCGGCCCGCAAGCTGACACTCACCTCGGACAACAACCAGGGCGGCTTGGTCGGCATCGACTTTGAATCCCGTGTACCCGAGAAGAACGTAGTCACTGACGCTTGGTACAAGAAAGACAATGACGGCAACGTAACCTACGTTGAGACAGCCGACCCGATTCTCACTTTGAAGAAGAAGATTCGTGAATTGAAGCTCGATAAGTATCACGGCTATCAGAACGTGACTGTTGAGGTCAATGCAAGCACCTTCTATACTTTGGTTGAGCATCCGGCCATTCTGACGAAGCTCGGTTATTCACTCCGTCCCGAATTGCAGATTGTACCGAAGAACAACGACAACGCGCTCACCGTTGGTACCGAAAAGTATCTCTCTGAGGGTGACGAGTTTATCAAGAACTGGTTTACTCGCGCCATTGGCGCTGACAACCTGATTGTGAACACTACGATTGTCGGTGTTGACAAGCTGAACGCCACAACGAAGAAGTTTGAGACCGAGAAGGTTGACGTCTTTAACGACGGCGTAATTCTTGTTCGTCCTTCTGGCAACATCGGTACCATCTATCCTGTTCAGGTCGTTCGTCCTGATGCTTCTGCCATCTACACCAACATCTTCGGTGGTTGGGGTATCTTGGAGTATCTGTACGACAAGCGCACCCGTGAGCAGACTTGGATTTCGGAGATTTCATTCTTGGCCATCCCCACGATGCCTAAGAAGATGTTCTACTTCGAAATTGAAGGAACGACCGAAGCTACTGGCTCGGAGGGATAAGATAAATAAAACAAGCGACGGCGCGTGAGTAAGCGCGAGTAACGTGTGCGTGCAAGCAAGCACGCCGCCGCAAACTAACCTAAACGCAGTGTAATAGTATGACGGTAGAGGCTTATTTGAGGTCTAAAGTTGCAGGTTATCCATTTGATGACGCAGTATTGGAGAGTGCGGCCCTGTCCCCTCTTTTTGCGCGTCCGACAAAACTGGACAAGCTCGCTTTGGACGGCGACATTGAAGAAATCGCAGAAGATGAGAGCTTGCAGAAGAGCCTTAAATATGCAGAATCTTCCATCTACTATTCCGTTTCGGGAGTATTCAGTGGCGGTTCTCGGAGTGAGCAAATTGGTGATGTTAAATCGTCACTAAGCGGATATACAATCACGCAAGCAGACAGAGACTATTACCGAAAGCTCGCAGACAGTCTCCGCGATGAGATTGAGTGCGAGAAAGAGGTTG